TCAAAAACTCTTTTTCTTTGTTCTGCCATAGCTGGTATTGAATCTATATCGTATCTTAATTCTAAACCCTCACCGAACATTGGTGTAAGCCATTCATTAAGATCACCTTGAAATCTATCTAGTAAAGGAATAATTGTTTCGTTGTATAATGCAAGTTTAGCTTCAGCAAAGTTTGAATAAGTTTGTGAATCAGGAATACCAATCAGCTGACTAGGTACACCATAAACTAAAGCTATGTCTTTAGCTGACATATTTTTAAGTGATATAAAATCCATATCCTTTGGACTTAAACCCATTTCTTTCCAATCAAAATCTCCCTCTAACAGCATTGGCTTTCCTGCGTTGCCTGTGCCACTAAATCTTTGGTTGATGTCATTTACTAATTGATCTCTTTGAACATCTGATAATTGTACGTGTCCACCTGTTTCATCTTTAGGTTTAAATATTACAGCACCACTAGGTCTAGCACCATTTTGTAAAAGATTTACATTGTGTTTGTTTGCTAAATTGTGTTGGTCTATATCTACACTACAAGCAGATATTGGCGACATACCATAATAATCGTCTAAAGGATTAAATAGTTTAATGTGTTTGACTTTAGAATTACCTGTGGCTTGATCTACTTCATAACTTTCTACTATGTTGCCATTTAAAACATAATCATAAGATTGTGGCATAGCCCTGTTGCCTGTTCTAATTCTAATTCTATCAGGTCTTAAATTGTATAATTCTGTAGGTGGGGTTCTATCTCCTGCAACAGACAACATATAGTTGTTCCCTGAAATAAGTAAATATGAAAAAGCAGATTGAAAAAACTCTACTTGTGATAATGTTGGGCTAGGATTGTAAAGTAAATCAAGTAAAGGGTGATCATCTAGTTCTTGGTCACCTCTAAATAAATTGATTTTAACTCTACTTGCATTGTTTGATATTTCATTGACACATCTATTAACAATAGCATTAGATTGGTAGCCATCTGTAGCTAAATCTTCATAAGCAATTTTATTAGTCGTATCATAACCTAGAGAGTTATAATAAACGATAGGTGCTTCTTTTTTCTCTATTGCTTTTTTTGTTGTAAATAAATTTTTTAAATTGTCGTATATTGTTGCCATTAAGTAATTCTCCAATTAACTTTTCCTGTTCTCATTGATAGTTCTGTTAAACCCCAAACCAAAGCATCTAATCTGTCAGGACTGCCTGTAAATGTTGCTGGGTTATAATTTGTCATTTGATCCTCTAAAAATTGAAAGGGTTGTAAGTGTTTTACCCTGTCTTGTTCGTATAAAGCAGATATTGGTTCTGCTCTTAAATACTTTCCTTTAGTTGCTCTTACACTACCATAAGAAACATTACCATCTATATTCCTTATCACACGTTCAACTAAATCACCACCATTATTTACTTCAGCTATAATTTTGTCTGCTTCGTATTTATAATAAGTGTCCACTGCTTTTCTTGCCCAAGCATCAGGTGTATATTTACCTGAAACATCATCAATAATATAAAATTTGTTATCTTCACCTCTAGCACAAACCACTATGCCTGTTTCATTTGATGATTTCTTTTGCGTTACAGCTGGGTCAATAGCTATGACTGTTCTCGTAAAAATTGGTAGTTTATCTGTATTATTTAAGAGTGCTTTTGAAATCATATTTCTGTTCCATAAAGCACCCTCCACATCTTCTAAAATTTCAGCATAAAGTTCTTGTCTGCCCAGTCTAGTTCCTTTGTACTTTTCTTCTAGTTTTTTGACTGCTGAGTCTGCAAGATTTTCTTTATTCTCGAATGTGCTTCCTCTCGTAACGAGGGAATCTTTGTTATTTACTAATTCTTTTATTAATGGTGTTGGCTTTGGGGTTGTTGTTATTATTACTTGTGGCTTAACACCTAATCTTAAACCAAATAATAATTGATCCCATGCCTCTTCATTTTTCCAACTACCTAGCTCATCACACCAAGCCCTGTGAAATTGTGGTCCTCGCAATCTATCAGGTTGTTCAGATGAAAAGGTTTTATAAATAGTTCCGTTCTTTAAAGTTAATTCACCAATACTTCTATTCCAGTTCTCAATTAAGTCAGGTTCTATACAACCTAACAAACCTGATACACCCTCTATACAAGTATCACGACCATCACCAAATGTTGGTGTTACTATTGCTATCCTAGAGTTAGGTCTAGTAAGTCCATAAAATGCTATATCTTGTGCACCTGTTCTAGTCTTACCCCAACCACGACCAGCTAATATTAACCAAACATTCCAATCACCTTTAGGTGTTATCTGTTTTTGTCTTGCTGTCTTGCACCATGATAGGTGTTTCAGTAATATTTTTTGATTTAACGAAGTTAATTTCGTCAAATATTTTTCTGATTTCAATAAGCTGTTGTTCTTCTCCAAACAACTTATCTCCGTCTTTTCCTGTAAGTTCATGATAATTCTTTTCTTTCCAACCTGCCTGAGTCTTTAACCAAAATATCTGTGCAACTACATTACCATCTTTGGCTTTTTTAAACAATGCCTGTGATATAACTGCATTAGCTCTAGCTTTACTTGTATCTAATTCTTTTCTAAAATTCTTTCTTAATGTAGGTTCACTTATCTTTACTATCTGTGCTATCAATGTTTGAGTAACACCTGCTATTGTTAATGCTTCTACTAACTTAGAGTCTTCATCTTTCTTTATATAAGATGGTCTTCCAACATTATTGTTTTCGTCTGTCATACTCTTTTTTATAAGCGAAATTAATTAATAAACAAATAAAATAATGGTTTTTAATACAAAATAGTACAAAATAAGGTTATTTTTAACGAAATTTATTATATATACCATAATATAGCTAAAAAGTGGCTATTTATATAGGTTATTTAAGCTAATAAAAACTAATAAAAACTATTATTTAGCTTTACTTTGTAAGTATAATCTCTATAATTTTAATTATGTATAACAAAAAAAAGGAGATAAAAATGAAAGAAGCAGTTAAAGTAAAAACATTAGATCAACAATTTTCTGAAAAAACAGGAATTGATGTTTCTAATATAGAAAGAGGTGTTGATTTAGACCCTGTAGTTGGTATGGGTGTAACTAGAAGTATTAATGGTGATAGTTACCCATATACAATTATAGAAATCTTAAAACACCCTAAGGGTCACACAATCCTTAAAATAGAATGTGATAGTGATTTATACAATCACGATTCATACACTACTTTTAAAAGTGGTAGAGTAGAAAAAAATGATAAATCTGTTCATTATCTAGTTCAAGAAGAAAAACTAGATCAGTATAAAAAACATTATAATGTTTGGAAAGATATAAAATGGAATCAACTTACAAAAAGATGGAATAAAGGTGATTCTTATTGGTATCATTCTATCGGTGAAAGACATTATCGTCTTGATCCTAGTTTTTAAATTCCTCAAAGCCCACTATTCAGAAGTGGTGGGCTACAACTTTCTCATTGTGTTTATCTCTCTATCATAAGTGTACGCATAAATCAATAAAATTTTTGTTTATAATATCCAAAATGACGAGATAAATCGTCTAGCACTTCTCTTAACCTTGCTCCCATATATCTTTGTGCAATATTTAAAATTAATCTTGTTTGTTTTAAAGAATAATCCTCTCCACAAATGTAACAAGCTATATTATAACCAGTATCACCTAACTTTTTATGTATCTCAACAAGTTCTGATATATTACTCAAAGCACCATAAGATACTTTGTCTTTACTACCACCACCCATTAATGCACTAAAGTCCCTGCCTTTCATTCCACCTATGGCACTACTCTCAAAAATCTGTCTGAATCTTATTCCTGCCTTATGTTGATAATCTTTTATATGGTGTTTATAATACATATAATCTAACCCACATTCCCTTACATTGACCATTACTAAACTTGTATATTTCTTTCCTTGCGTAGTTAGTTCGCTTATCTCTTTAGGTACAATTTTAATTTTTTTAGGTTGATATTTCATACGAATTTATGATAATAAACAACTATGGATATAAAATCAATAGAAACTAATAAAATCCTACCTTACATAAATAATCCTAGAAAAAATCTTAATATAGATAAAGTTGCTTCTTCTATTAAAGAGTTTGGTTTTCAACAACCTATTGTGGTGGATAAAGATTATATAATTATAGTTGGACACACTAGATTTGAAGCAGCAAAAAAATTAGGTTTTAAAGAAGTTCCAGTTCAGATAGCTGATTTAGATGAGAATAAAGCTAAAGCATATAGAATAGCTGATAATAGATTAAATCAAGATGCTGATTGGGATAATGAATTACTTGGTGTTGAATTAAACAACTTATTATCTAAAGATTTTAATTTAGAACCAATAGGTTTTAATGAAGATGAGTTAAATAATATTTTACTAAAAGATAATGACGGATTAACAGATGAAGATGAAGCACCTGAAGTAGCTGGGGAATTAGAAGAACCTATATCTAAAATAGGAAATATTTGGAAACTTGGCAATCATAGAGTTATGTGTGGTGATTCTACTGATTATGAATGTGTAAATAAATTAATGAATAATCAAATTGCTAATATGGTTAATACAGATCCACCTTATGGTCTTAATTATCAATCAAATATGAGAACTAAATCTGAAAAATTTGAAGTAATTAAGAATGATGATAAAATTTTAGAGATAACCCCAATAATAGATAGTTTTTCAAAAGGTTGGGTGTTTATTTGGACTACTTGGAAAGTTATTGATAAATGGATTGATAATACAAAATCATTTGGTTTTCCTACAAATATGATTGTGTGGCATAAAGGTGGTGGTGGAATTGGAGATTTAAAAAAAACATTCTCAACTGATTATGAAATAGCTTTGGTGTTTCATAGAGGTGCTGAATTATGTGGTAAAAGAATAGGAAGTGTTTGGAAATTACAAAAAGATAAAGCAATTAACTATAAACACCCAACACAAAAACCAGTAGAATTATCTGTTGAAGCTATTGATAAAACCACAAATCCAAAAGATATAATTTTAGATTTATTTTTAGGTTCAGGGAGTACCCTAATAGCTTGTGAGAAAATAAATAGATCATGTTATGGTATGGAATTAGACCCAAAATATTGTGATGTTATAGTTAAAAGATGGGAGCAGTTTACTGGATTAAAGGCAGAACTAGATAAACAGACTTAATCTTTTTTTAATTCATATATATAAATATGTTTACCTAAAGTATTTTTGTAATATGCCTCTCCTGTGTTTAGGGCATCTTTAATTTTTAGACAATAAGGTTTTAACTTGCCTTTATATTTTGTTCTTATGGTTTTATCGTGATATAGTTTATTGTTATATACTATTACTTTACCTTTATTAGTCATGCCAATATGTTTAAAATTACTAGCTTTGTAAATTGTTCCACTATGATTGTAAGTTTCATCAGCATAGCTAATTACTTTTTTAATTTTTGAATTTTTCTTTAACCAACGCAAAGTATAACCAATAAAGTAACTTTCGGTATTTTTTGGAGTGTCATCAATACAGCACAATCTACGCAACTCTATTAATTCATTTCTACTATTAACATATTTTTTCCAAACATTAGCCATAGCAATTCTTCCATAAATCATAGCACCAATTATTTGATCTTTGTCTATAAGTTTAAAGCTATAATCAGAAATAACTCCATTAATATTTTTGGAGTAATGCCAAGTTTCAATAAATGTTGTAATTTCTTTTCTATGACAGCATTTTACTAAATATTTTTTTACACTCACTTTAATCAGGTACAATCATGTTGTTTTCATCTAATCGATTAATCTTATATTTTTTACCATTTTTAATAAATTTTTCGTAATTATTTACTCTGCCTGTGTGTTCGTAACCTAATGCGACCAACCTCTTTATAATACTTTTTATATCTGTTTTGTTATTTTCATCATCTTCAAATCTTCTTTGGTTAATCCATGTAGAAACATGGGCTAGAAACTCCTTATCCTTTACTGTAGAGGCATATCTATTAAAAGTGGTAGCAACCTCCTCAGGAATCATATCTGCACATTGTAGGGCATATTTCTTACCTGCTAAAAATTTAGATCCTTTCTTATTGCTTAACAAAGACCAAAATTGTTCAAAATTATCTCTTATATTCTTATTAGGTATAGGACTAGGTATAGGTATAGGTGCTTTAATTTTGCTTGAAGCAAAATCTGCTTTTGCTTGATTTTGTGTAGCTAAACCACCTTTTCTACCTGCTTCTGATCTTTTTTTATATTTATCTGTTAAATACTTGTGTTCTGCTGTTAATCTTTTATGTGTAAAAGTAAAATCTTCTTCCTTTTTATTTAAAATAAAAAATTCAGTTAAGACTTCCATAACTTTTAATTCACAATCTTTAGTTCTACACTGGCATATTCTCATAGCATCTATTTCTTTGAATGGTTTTGTATTTTTAGTCCAAGCAAAACATAATAATTTTATATATATTCCTACTGCTTCGTTTGTTAAGTGTACTGTTTCTGCTGCAAAGGTATCTGTAAATAACTGTAGTGCATGAAACTTATTATTTTCTTGATCCATTTTTCTCCCTTTGTTGTTATTTTAGTTATGACTTATAATGTTTTGTTATGATTTCATCAAGTTGTTTTTTTAAATCATTAATTTCTCCTTTCAATATGTAATGTGGTGTTTTTAAGATATTGCTAAACATTTGCCATATTTTCTGTGATCTACTCAATGTTCCAGTTTTAGTTTTTAGTTCAATATATACTATTTTACCATTTTTAAATTCTAAAATTAAATCAGGACAACCTGGTTTTAAACCCATGCTATATAGTAACATCTTATATTTAACTGATCTTATGCCTTGATTGGGAATATGGTAAAACCTTAACTTTGATAAATTTCTACTTTTTAAGTGGTTTATTAATTTAATTTGTATTTGATATTCTTTCATTTGCTAATTTTTTTATTGTTGCTTTAACTAATTTCACGTAATCAGGATCAGTTGCAAATCTATTTAATTTTTCAACTAACGCATAAACATCAATATTATCATTTTTAATCATTTTAAACCTTAATTGCCTAAATTCTTCAAAAGCACTGCCAGTATTTAAAATGCGAATATAATCTTTTACTGAATCACACTTTGTTTCAAAAACTTTCACACCAAATATACTTTTTGGATTACCAAAAGGTTTTAAATGCGGTGTATCTAAATCCCAAGTTCTGATGCCAAATAAATTATTACCTTGTGTTGCAAACCTGCTTTTTCCGTAATTACTTTCCAATACTGCTTGTGCAATCGTTATTTCACGTGGAATATTTTTGTAAATTATAGTGTCTTTTTCTAACCAAGAAATACAATCATTAAGTGTTTTAATAAACTCTTTAGAATCATTATAAACAAAGTCAGGTTTCCTAGCCATTATGGGTTTTTTATGATTCATATCCATATCTATTAAAAAAATTGCAAATATTATCGTTAAAACAAGTATCCATTTTTTAAATTGCGAAAAACTTTCTATATGTATCTGTTCTAAAATATTCATAAACCCTCTCACGTACTTTTTTATCAGGACTTTCTAAAGCAAATCCTATTGCTCGTGCAACTGGGTTTATATCATATAAAATCCAAAACATCTTCTCGTTTTTAGTGTGTTGTTCTCTATGATGTTCTATACATAATGGTACAACAAAAATATCACAAGGTTTCATTCCAACACCAGATCCAGTATATCTTATATGTGCAGATTGAACATCTAATCTTCCACAAATTACGCAAGGTTTTGAAGCAATATACATTAAATGTTTTCTACTTCGTATTGGGTTTAATGTCTGATACATCTATATTATGTTCCTCTAATAAAGTTGCTGATCTTAATTTAAAAACTGCTTCAGGTTTCCCTCCGTCATTTTTTCTATCTTCTTCAGTATCGTTTATAAGACCTAAAATTTTTAATTCAGTAGTTCTAGGTCTAATTGTAAGAATACTAACCTTTAAAATATTAGATAACTCTGAACCTATCAATCCTTTAGGGTTTTTATATAATTCAATTAATATTTGTTTTTTTAACCTGCTTAATTTTTTATTAGTTTCATTAGCACTTATTATTGAGTTTCTATGTCCTCTATGCCCTGCTTTGTGTGGGTATTTGCTTTTATCTTTATGTTCTGATACTGTGTCTATGTGTTTGTCGAAATCAAATTCATTTTGCATAAGATACCACCTTGAAGTTAATTATTATTTCTTTTTACTTTTTGTATACTATCTCCAAATCTTTCTAAATCAAAAATAGCTAAATCATTATCATCTTGATTATATCTTATATGAAAAGACCAACCATCTGATAATAAATTATTCATTTGTCTGTCATTAGTTATATTTTTAACAAAATTATTAAGTCTATGTTCTTCACAATAAACAGTAAAAACTTTCTCTTTATATGAATCTTTATTTTCAGGAAATATAAAGAAACCACATTTATTAGGTTTTAATTCAGTAAAGTTAAGAGTATAGGCACAATGAAAATCTTTACATTTTTTAGGTCTATCATTATAAATCTTACAACCTTTTCCTACATCACAGTTGTTACACCAATCAAAAGATTGTTTTTTTATAGAGGGTATTTCAGGTAATTTACAGCACATATTACAATCACCACAAGATTTAAAAGTCATCAACTTCAATCTTTATTGGTAACATAAAATTTTTAATTAAAGCTATGCAGTAATTCAAACCTTTATCTGTTATTTTTACTGTATAATTATTTTTTTTATAGATAATAAATTCAATATAATCTTTATTTTTTAATTTATACAACTCTGTTCTAACAAATAAATCTTTCTCATTATATTCTGTACTATAACCTTTGTATTTAAAATCAAAGTTTTCTTCTTCAAATAACTGATCGGTTAAATCTTTAACAGTAATCTGTTTGTATATACCTATTTTTTTATGTCCTTTAGCTAAAATTCCTAAAATACTTTGTGAGAGATTAGGTTCAATATTATTTCTTGATTTTTTAGCTATTATTTTTAAAACTTCGTTAGGTTTAAGTATATTCATTATATCCTCCCATTCTTTTTATCTTGAATAGAAAACTGATTATCAATATGGTTTTTAGTATATTGTAACCAATTAACCTTATCATCAGGAAAGTGCAAAACCCAACCTCCTACACCTCCTTTAATCTTAACTACAATCATACCCTCCTTGACTGATATTAAATAGTTTTTATAAGTTATATCGTTCATTAAAACTCCTTTACTCTTTGGATTATTTGTACCTCAGAATTACAATGTGTTTCATAATCTTTAGGCACAAACTTTAAATGGTATTTATGACCAAGTTTCCAACTATCTGACCTTAATGGTTTGTTTATTCGGTAATCATATTCCTTGTAACCAAATATATTATTCTGATTATCAGCAAATATATTCAACCAACAGATTGGTTCGATATTGTCTTTATCGAAATCACTGATCTGCGTTTTTTTTACGTATCTTAATTGCTTACCTATTGTTTTCATTTTACCTCCTGATTTGTTATAGCTAAACTTTAATCATTTTTTAATAGAAGTAAATACTTATTATTAATAAATAATATACTTATTAACTGTGATATATATGTCACACTTTCACTGCTCTTTATATATAATAATAATTAATAAAATATATTATTTTTAGCTTTACTTATTTTCAAAAATAGTCCATATTTAACCATAACTAAAAAAAAGGAGATATAATGATACTACACTCTATAATAGAAACGATACCAGTAATAATTATCTTTGGCTTTTGGGCTTGGGTAATATTAGGAGAAAACAATGAAAGGTAAATTTAGTGCAGCTGATTTTTTTACTAAACATTTGCTTAATGTTAAGAAGAAACTAACTGGTAAAACTACCTTTGGCGATTTAGAGGTTATTAGTTCTGTTAGACCTAAACCTTTAAGGCAAGTAGAATTAGCAAGTAATGTTGTTAATTTTTTAAAACAAAGAGATAACAAAAATAGGAGAAGATAATGAGTGAAACATTTAAAGTAGATAAAGAAATAGGTAAGCAAAAGTTTAAAGCTAAAAGACAATATATAGTAGAGGTTGAGTTTGAGGGTGAAGCATACGATAAAGAATCATTTGAAGAACTTATACCTAGTGAGTTAAGTGTAAAAGATTATGACGACATTGGAGATAAGTCTAATGTAATAACTTTAGAGTATGAAAGATGGTGGCATCAATCTACTGAAAAAGACTTAACAGGTAAAACTATTAATTTAGATCATACTCAAAAGATTGGCGAGTGTGTGCCTGAAGAATATGAAGATGAAGATGGAGAACAGAAATTAGATTACACTTGTGGTAATTGGACTAACAATAGTTTTGAATACTTAAAAAACGAAGATGGTACAGATATTAAAGGTAAGGAATAAATTATGAGTGATTTAGACTATGATAAAGAGTACGAAAAAAACTTTGATAAATTAAATGAATGGCTTGATAAATGTCCGTTTGAATGGAAAGAAGTAATGCACCCATCAAGTGGTATGACAACTATTAATGTAATAGTAATGAAAGATGAAAATTAACAGCAATAATAATGTATAAACCACTACCAAACTCACTTACAATAAAACCTAGTAAAATAGATGGATTAGGTTTGTTCTCAATTAAGGTTATACCCAAAAATACTTATTTTGGTTTAACACATATTGCAGTTGGTAATCATCTTATTAGAACACCATTAGGTGGATTTATTAATCATTCTCAAAAACCTAATTGTAAAAAAATTGTTTTTGAAGATGAAACTCATTTAAAAGCTATTAGAAAAATTAAAAAAGGTGAAGAACTGACTTTAAAATATACACTATATGATCCTAGAGGTAGTAATGAATAACACTTTACTTGCATTTAAAAATAAATTATGTTATACGAATTATTCAGGAGCGATCAATCCTCCTATTTTTAGTGGGTGGAATTGGGTTACAGTAATGTCCCAGCAGTTTATCAGATCGGCATTTCTTTGCTATCTCCTGACTGTGTTAGTTCCACCCATTTTTATTATTAATAACTATTTACTTTTATTAAAAAATAATTTAACTAATCACCCTAACAATAAAAAGGAGAACTATGAACACTAAAACAATAAAGAGTAAAATTAAAATGCTTCAGATTCCAGTTACTGAAAAGGAGTTTGATATTTTAAAAGCAAAGGCAGATAAGGAGAAAAGAAGTTTGCCTAACTCAATTAAGATAATACTAGAACCATTCTTGAAAGGTAAATAATGGAAACAGTTATAAGTATAATATTAATTGTATTATTAGTATTACTTGTATTAGGTCTATTTAGTCCTAGTAAAAAATCAAGAAATGAAGAAATGGATAAACTCTTACGAGTGAGAGATAACATGAATTATTGGTACACTTGTATGGAGAGTTATATGAAGCTAATAGAGAGTTATCAAAAAGATATAGATAAACTTGAAAAGACTTTAAAAAAACTAAACGGACATTTTATTATGAGTAATGACGAGATAGAGAAACACTTTCCAGCAGTTCATAATAAAGTACATTTAAAACCAAAACTTACTTTGGTTAAGATGAAAAAAGAACTAGATAAATTAACTAAAAAGGAGAAAAAAAATGAAAAACCTAAAAAATAACTTATCTGAAAGAGATACTTTAATTAATAAAAATCTTGGAGATTGGTTAAGAAAAGAAAGAAAAAAATCATACATAGAAGTTGATGGCAAGAAGAAACCTATTACTCAATCTATGGTGGCTAAAAAACTAGGTGTTACTTTCCAACAAGTACAGAAGTATGAAAAAGGCGATAACACTATACCTATATTCAGATGGTTTGCATTATGTGATTATTTTAATGTGCAACCCAATACTGTAAAAGAATTAGTTACTTCAGAAGAAGTAATTAATATAACAGAAACAAAAACAGGAGATAATAATGATAACAATGACTTTTGTCCTAAAGAATAGGTCAAAAACTTTAACGAATGCTAGTATGGAAGATTGCGTAAAAGCATTTGTTAGTGAGTACGAAGAAGCAGAAAATGAAATAGAATCCATTAGATTAGATCAAAGTGATGATCCTAATGAGTATTTTATTATATCAGGTAAAAAATCAGCTAAACAATGGTACGATTCAATAAAGAAAGGAGTAATAAAGTAATGAAAAAAATAATATTTATTATACTTACATCTATCTTATTGACTAACTGTGCTTATAAGCCATTAATAAACCCTGAAACATCTAGGGATAAATTTGATGGTAAAAATATAAGTGGTCAATTTTGGAAAGATTTACATGCTTGTAGATATGTTCATAAGCAAAATACTAATAAGTTAGTTGTTGCTTTGAGAATATCTGACGAACACGACTTCGTTAAAACTTGTATGAAAGAATATGGCTATACTGTATTGCGTTAGTTAGATTAGTATGTTATAAAGTCCTATGATTATTGATGATCGAGGAGAACTTGATTTAACTAAACAGATAGAAGTCAAAGAACAAAAAATTGAATCTCTTTTAAAAGAAATGGATATTTTAAGAGATACACACCAAATCGAAATGCTTGAAAAAGATGTAGAGATAGGCAGGTTGATGAAGAAAATAACAGAAAGAGGGTAGTATGGACGATAAAGAAAAATTAAATCAACAGCTGCAAGGTGTAATATTTACCATTAGAAAATTTATCAATAGAGTTAATGGTGATGATTATACTGTAGGTTTAACTAAAGAAATAAAAAACTTGCTTGTTTCAATAGATAAAAACGAATACAGCAAAGAAATAAATAACGAACACTTTGATAAACTTATTAAAATCAGTATGGAAGTCTGCGAGAAAATGGAAAAAGCAACCGAGTATATGAGTAATCTTAATGTTAGATATACCTCTGATACCTCTAATAATAAGTTATTAGATAAAATGTTAGATGAGTTTAAAATGGAAAAAGTTAATTTAACAGTACAATTACCAAAAGGTGCAGACATTGTACAACCTAAAGAAGAACTACCGACTGATGTCAAAGAAACTAATAAATAATAAATTAGAAAAGTTAAAAGAACAATCAGATGAAGAAGCAGACTATCAGGGTGGTGGTGCTTATAGGGCATTTTTAAAGTTATTCTATAAGAATATACAAGATAAGAAAAAAGAAGAAAATAACAAAAAATAAGTTTTACTTTTTAGTAAAATAGTTTAAAAGAGCAGTATAACAAAACAAGGAGAACAAATGAAAATAAAACAATTATTACAAATACAAAAAATAGTAGAGGGTCGTGCTATACCTTATGATGTATTAGAGGGTATAGAAGAAACTACTTATTATTCTAAATCAAAAGAAGAAAATATCAATATTGGCGATATGCACCTAACTCATTTATTAAGAGTATTTATGAATAATGATTACATCTATGAACAGTTTAATAAAATTATAAAAAAACATAATGAATCTGTTGAAGATGGTACTTATTGGAAAATTAAAAAAGAGTTAGATGATGCAAAAAAAAATAATTAAAGAAGATTTTAGACATAGCTTTAGTTCAGTAGGTAAGTTTATAAGCAATCCTAGTGCTTGGTTATGTCATTATGGTTTAGGATTAAGAAGTCCTAGCACACCAGCTATGGTAAGAGGTAATGTTTCAGAGTTTGGTGCTTACTATAAACTTAAAAGAGCAAGTCAGATTAAAAGTGATAAACTATGTTCTAAATTACTTAAATGGAAATTTGATAGAAATAAATTTGTTGATGGTAAAGGTGAATTACAAAACTCAATAGCAATAGCTGATGTATTTACTAAATTTCTACAAGACAGACAATTAACAAGAGTAGTTAGCTATCAAAAAGAAATCTCTCAAACTATTCCAGGTTTAAGTTATCCTGTAAGGGCTTTTACCGACTTTGAGTTTGATAACATTATTGTAGATGCTAAATCAACTATGCGTATGCCATCTGCACCTAAAGTAGATCATATTAGGCAACAAGCATTATATTCAAAGTTGTATAATAAACCTACTGCTCTACTTTATGCTACACCTAAAAAAACAATGTATTATCAATTAGAGCAAAACGATATTGAAGATGGATATAGTCAAATGCTATCTTATTTTAAATCATTAGAAAATTACATTAAAAGATGTAATAATAGTTTAGAGGAAGCTATCAAAACAACTCCTCTATATACAGACCCCAATCCTTTCGCTTGGGACATTAACATAAAACAGGAGGCAGAAAAAATATGGCAAAAAGTAAACAAGAGTTAAGTGGTCTTGATAAAATGTTTGAGTTATCAAAAAAATTTGAAAACAAACAAATACAATGGCTACCTAAAAGAATAAAAAAAGATGGTACTGCAGCTATGGCACTTGCGTATGTAAATGTACGACAAGTACACGACAGACTCAATACAGTTATGGGTACTGATTGGCAAACTAAACACGAAGTATTTGGTGCTAAAACTATTTGTAGTTTAGGTTTAAAACTAGATGGCGAATGGATATGGAGATCAGATGGTGCTGGTGATACTACTTATGAAGCTGATAAAGGTGCTATCTCTGATAGTTTAAAAAGAGCAGCAGTTTCATTTGGTATCGGTAGGCACTTATACGATTTACCAAGTGTTTGGATTAAATGTGAAACTTATAATGGTAAATTCAAAAGATGGACAGAAGATCCTTGGGATAAAGTAAGACAATCTAACTCGGACTTTAGCTAATGGATATACCTAAAATAGTTGTAAGCAATAAAAAATCTACAAGAGATAAAGAGGTAGAAAAAATTGCTAAAATATGTGATCTTATGGGTAAGAGAACTGCCTTGATTGACTTACAAACAGACATTTGGGAGAAAATAGAGGAAATAAATAAACAGTTATTACCTTTGATGCCCAAAAAAAAGAAAAGATATGATTCTAATGTATATTAAATGCCTATTAGTTATCTTCATTTTAAATTGCTTAAAGAAATGGCATATGAAGATACCTTTGGCAAAGATAATAAAATTAGAAAACAATATGATGAATACTTAAAGGAGGAAAATGACAGATATAACAAAATACCAAAATGTATCATTAAGAAAAGAAACACACGCAAAATGTGTGAATCTAAGTGAAAAAATATTACCTGCTGGACAACCACTATCAATCGCACATACTGTTGATATATGTGTAGATTTCGTAAATAAATATGGTTTTGAAAAAAAATCAGCAAGTTTTATTCAACAATCAATTAATAAAATAATAGGAAAGGAGTAACAAATGTTAAAAAAGCCAATAAGTCTATATGTATATAAAAATGAAAACGGAAATCCAAAAGCACCAACTCATAGTTGGAGTGGTTTTGTTTTTAGAGAAGATTTACATATAAAAGCTGGAACAAAAGTTGATCTCAAATTTTGGGGTAACTCAACTAATAAAGAGGGAAAAGCAAATCCTAATTTACAGATAACAAATCACGATCCTAAATATGCTAAAAAAGATGGCGACAAAGGTGGTGTAGCCGATAGAGATATTAATTATCCTAGTAAATCAGAAATAAATGAACAAGATTTTCTTGATGATGATATTAAAATTTAGTATGATACTCTTAATGGTTGTTAAAAAATACTTGATAAAACTCTTTGTATGTGGTAGCACTTCTTTAGTTTCCGAGTTAAAATGGGAAACTGAACAAAAAGTAGGCGACCTGATACTAGAGGTGTCTAAAAGTTTGCCACGAGGTATTAGGGCAACCATAGAGGAAATATGAACGAGAGAATAAGAAAACTCGTTGAGGCTTTGGACAAGACCCATCAAGGTTATGTTTCAAAGGTTGTTTCAGACGGAGGAATAAGTCTTGAAGCAAGTAAGTTGGGTAGAGAGTACAAAGATATTCAACGAGAAATGATTGTAGTTGATAATAAAGATAAACAAGAAAAGTATTAACTATAATTAGAAAAGATTAGAGATTATTACAAACTATTAGTTTAGTTCACGAGGATTGTTTGCTCTAATTGAAAATAACAAAAGAAAGGAGATAAGATGAGTGATGTAAGAACATTTACATTAGATACTAATAAGATGTTTAGTGAGTTAGAAACTGCTTCTGAAAAGAAGTGTCAATCATTATTTAAGTTTAGAAAGTTAGATAAAACAGAAAAGGTTCTGCTATCTAAAATTAAAGGTGCTTTGAAACTAAAACACAATGACAAAGTTAGCCAAACTGAATTAACTGATGAAGCATACAGACATAGTAAGTATGCCGATTGGTTAAGAGAATATTCTGAAGCAGAACAAGAATATAATAGAGATCGAGATAGATATAATAATCTTGTTGCTTTAAAGGATATGAGAATTACAGAAGAAAGTTCGGCTAGATATTTGATTAACAAAAAATAGCTTAAATAAGCATTACCAGTATTAGTGTATTAACTATTTACTTTTAGTTTCTATTAGTTTATAATAATAATTAATAATAACTAAACAAGGAGTAAATATGTTAAATAATATGATAGTGTTTGAAGATAAATCTTTAGACCCTGCAAAACTTGGTGGGATACAATCTCATAATGGTGCTGGTTCTGAATATTATACTTTAGACATAATAAATAAATTACTTGTTGGAAAAACAATAAGAGTTTATTGGTCGGAACAAGGTAATACATTATCTTCTGATAATGGTTGGATTACCTCTATGTGTATAAAAGGTAAATTAGAAAACAAGAGCAATAAATGTTTTAGAGTTCTTGTTAATGATGATACATATGCCTATTTTGGTTTTGCAGATATTCTTACAGTTTGTGTAAGAAAAGATAGACCAAATAGTATATCATTAAAATCTAAATCAAATAATTAAACAAATAAAAAAAAGCCCTAGTGTTTTAAGCTAGGGCTTCTTTGTAACTATTTACCAAGGGAGGTAAAAATGTATCTTAAAAATACCATATTTTATTTAAAAAGTAAATCATTAAGTATATCCCATAAATTAGGGTTTTGTTTAAATATCCTAGTGTAACCATCACCTACTGTCTGTGCTATCGGTTCTTCACCTCTTTTATTGACATCTATATTCTCATTGTAAATAATAATGTGAAATAACTCGTGCATTAAAGTATTGAATAATCTCTCGCCTTTTATATTCTGATCTATGTATAAGATGTGCTTATTAGGATCGTACATACCATAACAATCTTTTAAATCTTTGTAGATTACTTTTATTTTTCTTCTTCTATATTTAATAGAAGTAAGATCAGGATTAACTAAATTCATTTTGAGTATCTTGTTATTAGTGATTCTGATAATTTTTTAATTAACTGTAATGCTTCTGTATGACTTAACTGTTTGCTAACATCGTAACCTAGTTCATCACCTATTCTAATTAAAATATTACCACTTGACGATTTGCCTACCATTAAAAATGGTTCTTGATCTTTTAACTTTAAATCCTCTTTATCGTAACAATCTAATTCTGATTCTCTATCAGCTTCCTCGTATATTTCTTCAAGACTTTTTATTCTTTCTACCATAATCTCTCTCCAACGATTCCATAGAAATATTATTTACTTCTTGAATATGATCGTCCCAAATTTTTAATTCACATATTTGATAAGTCCAACCAGTTAAGCTGTGTCTTGCATAACCCTCAATATGATTAAAAGGTAA